CCCGAAGCCCCCAAACCCGATGCGCCCAAGACGCTGACCGAGGACGACGTGCGCAAGTTGCTGGCCGCCGAACGCCAGCGCGAAGCGGAAGAAGCCGCCGCGACCGCCAAGACCCTGACCGAACGCAAAGCCCAGTTCGTGGCGCTGACCGAGAAAGCCGAGAGCCTGAAAGGTCTGCCGGAAGCCACTCGCGCCAAGCTGCTGGCGATGGAAACCTTGATCACCGCCACCACCACGCCGGCGCAAGTCGAAACCATGGCCGCGCAGGTCATCGCCCTGGCGGACCAAATGGCGGTCAGCACCCAACTGGCCGGGCTGGGCTATCCCATCCAGGGCAGCGCCCGCATCACCACTGGCGAGGATGCCTCCCCCATGAAGCTGCAAGAGGCGATCAATGCCAAGTTGGCGCTGGCGGGGCGGCCGTTGAAGCTGACCGCCGAGAAGGATCTGAAGCCGGCGACGCGCAAGATTCTGGCCGAGTTCGACCGCCGCAACGCCGACGCCTTGCGCGCCGAGGCCAAGCAGCTCGCCGACGGCGGCGCGACCACGGTCAGCAACCTGAACGTGCCGGTCGGCTTCCAGCGGACCGTGATCCGCGAAGCCCTGTCCGATCTGGCCGTCCTCGACCTGGTGCAGGTGTTGACCGACCCCAGTGCGCAAGCCACCACGCAAATCCCCTACGAGTTGCGCAAGCCCGGCGCCATCGTCAACGACGGCATCGTTTACGAGGGGCGTGGTATTCCCCGCGCCTCCATCGAACAGAAGATGGACACCGCCTATGTGAACAAAATGGCGCTGTCCTTGCTGATTTCCAACGAAGTCGCCTATTTCAGCCGGAGTTCGTTGATCGACTGGGACGCCTACGCCCGCAACGTCGAATCCAACGCCCGGCTGATGCGCGAACTGATCGCACGCCGCGTCGCCAACGAATTGCAACGCGCGGCCGACGCCTACAGCGCCACCACGCGGACGGCCGAAAACATCGCCAGCCAACTGGCCGGGTCGGCGTCGCTGATCAAAACCACCTATTGGCCCATCGTCCGGCCCAAGCAGACCCGCGACCTGCAAGGCAACGCGGTCGGTAGCGCGGTCCACCCGATCACCGTGGTGCTCAACGCCGCGACGCTGTCCGAGTACGATGGCTCCGGCACGCAAAGCGCGGGCACCTACTGGCGGGTCGAGAGCTACAACCTGGGGTTGATCCGGCTGGTCGATCAGACCGGCGCGGCGGTCACCCCGACCTCGACCACCACCACCACGATCACCTACGCCAGCGCGAACAACGTCAGCAAGTTTGACCTCAAGCTACCCTCCGGGGTGGAACTGCCCGACCACCTCGACGGCGCATTGCGGGCGGTGGGGGCGCGCAAGGCGATCCTGAGCGCCGACCGGTTCGTGATGCCGGACATGCTGCTCATGAGTCCGGTCTTGAACGACACTCTGACCAATGCCCGCCAGTTCGCCGCCGAGATGATGCGGGCCGGCGCGAACCTGACCGGGTCCGGCGACCTGGCGACCATCAAGGGCATCTCGGCCTTCGGCACCAATGCCCCCGGTATCGACCTGGCCGACGACCGCATTCTGATGGGCGCGCGGGGCACGTTGAGCTATGTCGTGGTCCGTCCGTTCGCCACGGGCACGCCGTTCGAGGCCGTGGACAGCAACGGGTTGCCGACCGGCGAACGCATCGCCTACGGCGAGGAGTACAACGCGCTACAGGTGCCGGAGCCGCTGCAAGCGCGGTTGACCAGCGTGATCGTCTACGACAGCGACGCCCGAACGGCGGCGGCGTAAGGGGCGGCCATGGGCACGCACAGCAATAGCCAAACCCGCATCGCTTACGCCGAGGGGCGAGTCATCCCCCCTGGCGAATCGCGCACCATCGTGGATGACACCGTGGCGGACGCCTATCAGCCCGCCCCGCCGGAAGCCTATGCCCCGAATTACGACGGTCCGCTCAAAACCAAAATCGTCGAAATCAGTTCCGCCGCGCTGTTGGCGCTGAACGCCACGCCGCAGCCCCTGGTGGCCGCTCCGGGCGCGGGCAAGGCGCTGATCCTGGTCAGCGCGGAACTGTGGCTCGACTACGGCGGCACGGCCTATGCCGGCATCGCGTCCGGCGAGGATCTGGCGATCAAGTACACCGACGCCAATGGCGCGACGTTGGCCACCATCGAAACCACGGGGTTCATGGACGCCACGGCGGATGCATTTCGTTACGTTGCCGCAGTCACCACCGCCGCGATTACGCCCATCGTCAACGCGCCGCTGGTGCTGCATCTGCTGACGGGCGAAATCACCACCGGCGACAGCCCGCTGCGGTTGCGAGTGCTGTACCGCGAAATCAACCTGCCCTGGTAGCCATGGTCACGACCCTCTACACCAACCACGCCCCGCACGTCGTTTACATCGGCGGGCGGGCGATTCCACCGGGCGAAGCGCGCGAAGTCGACGCCGCGCTGCTGCTCAACACCGGCTCTTCTCCTGAAGGGGCCCGTTCCCCCATTGGCGCTACCGACCCGGCGACCGATGGGGGGCTTTTTACCCCTGACGTGGATTCATCCGCCGGAGGCGATCCCCCTGGCGATGCCCCAGCCCCCACCCAACGCGCCGCGAAGGCCCGCTGATGTGGGACTGGTTGTTGACCGCCCTCTGGCGCTGGTATCGCCCAGCGCCCGGCTGGCGGGTGTCGTTCCCCTACACCTCATTGTCTGTTGGAGGCATTTCGCCCATGAGTCTGACGCTTTCGGTGACGCAAAAAGTAGAACTGCATTTACAGCCGGTGGACAGCCGGGGTAATCCGGCTCCGGTGGACGGCGCGCCCGCATGGGACGTGTCGGACCCCAGCCTGATTGACCTGGTCCCGTCCACCGACGGCTTGAGCGCGGTCGCCGCCGCGAAAGGCCCGCTGGGACATGTCCAGATTACCGCCCGCGCCGACGCCCGCCTGGGCCCGGACGTGCGAGAAATCATGGGTGTGCTGGAAATCGACCTGGTGCCCGCCGAGGCGGTGGCGCTGGGGATCAGCGCGGGAGAGCCTGCGGAGATCGAAGACGCGGCCGCCGTGCCGAGTGATCCCGTCGTCGCCGAACCTGATCCTGTCCCTGCCCCCGCTGAATAATCGTCGCCGGGGCTGCCCCGCGGGGCAGCTCCTGGGAGTCGGCCATGACGCTCGATGAATTGATCGCGGACCACCGGGCCCAACTGGGCAAGGTGGCGGCGCGCTTCACGGCGGCGGATGACGCGGATTTTGTCCGCCATTTGCGCAATGGCGCCGGACGGTTAACGGCGAAATGCCCGCGCTGGGTGTCCGGTACGCTGACCCTGGTTGCCGGGCAATCCGACTACGCCGCGCCGACCGATCTGCTTGGCGTGGCCTGTACCGATTGGGGCAAGGAGTATCACCGCCAGGTTTGGGATGACGATTATCTTGGCATGACGCCCTACATGCTGCCCATCGAGGTTGACGGCGTGGCCATGCTGCGGCTGGTGCCCGGCCCGACCACCGCGCAACTGGCGGTCTGGGGCGGCACGCTGACGTACCGCTATCTCGCCAGCCACCAAATCACCGCCGACCGCGTCACGTTCAGCGACTTGCAACGCCCGCTGGTGCTGCTGGCGGCGCTGATCGAGGCCATGCGCGATCTGGCCGCTGATACCACCGTTGTGCAGTTGCAAAAGGGATTGAGCGGGCTGCCGACCGCCGGCACGCCCGCGTATCTTTACGAAAAGCTCTCGCTGGAGTTGGCGCAAGCATGATCCGCCTGGACGTGCAGCTTAGCGACGAAGCCAGGCAGGCGCTGAACGCGGCGGTGGATCGGCTGCCGTGGGGGCTGCAACAGTTGTTGGCGCGCGAGGCGCAATGGGCGGCGCGCGCCATGAAGCAAGAGCTGGCCCAGCAGCGGATCGCCGCCACATCGCTGCTGATCAACAGCGTGAGCGCGGATCAGATCTCGCCGTGGGAATGGCGGGTAGGTCCACATGTGGCCTACGCCCGTTATGTCCTGGAGGGGCGCAAGCCCGGCGGGAAGATGCCGCCCTGGCGCGCGATTCTGGACTGGATCAAGGTGAAGCGGATCGGCAACGACCGCACCACCGCCTGGGCCATCGCCCGCGCGATCCAGCGGCGCGGAATCAAGGGCCGCGACTATTTGACCCCCGTGGCGGAACGGGTGAATGACCGCTTGTCGGACGCCGGCGCCACCGTCGTCGCCACGGCGTTTGGGTAGCGGCGATGTGGGCCACGCTGATTCAACGCATGGCCGCCGCGCTGAACACGGCGCTGAACGTGCCCGATCCGGTGACCGGGCTGGTCGCCAACCCCGTGCTGGTGCTCACCCATGCCGGCGCGGAAATCCCCACGGTGGATGCGGTCCGCGTGCTGCGCGGCGTCAGCAATGGCCGCCCGCTGTATGGCCGCCCCGCCGGTACGGTGGACCTCAACCTGGAAATCTGGACTACCCACGACGATGCCGCCGTCGCCGATCAACGGCTGATGGCGCTGGAGATGCAGGTGGCGACGGCGCTGGAAGGCACGGCGCGCGCCGACTTGATCTTCACCATCCAAATTCTGGGCATCGACCCGGACGGTGATTTGTTCCGCCCGACGGTCGGTTCCAACCTGCGTTTACGTGTGACATGGCGGCAAAGCCGCGAGGAGTAAATCATGGGTTACGAAGCCATTTCCCTGATCGGCGATTTCCACATCGGCCCTTTGGCGGCGGCGGGCGCAAACCCGACGCATTACATTGGCCTCAATGCAACCGCCATCTCACTGGACCCTGGGTCCATCAAGACGGCATATCGCATAGGGAAAGGCCGCGATACCAATGGCCAAAACCTGAATACGCTGACGCAGGCGGATCAGGTAGCCAGCTTTAGCGTTAAAAACGATACGCTGACCCCCACTATTTTGGCGACGCAACTGCGCGGGTTGGCCTCCACGCTATCCAACACGGGCGCGGTGGTGTCGGGGCGTGAATTGGTCGTCAAGCTGGATCAGTGGGTCCCGATCTATCCCAACTGGAAGCATCTGGCCGCCACGGCGATGACGGCCACCGCCGATCCGGGGCCGACGCCAGCCTATGTCGAAAACACCCATTTCGTGGTCAATCGTCGGTTGGCGATGGTGAAGTTTTTGTCCACGGCCGCAAATGGCCCGGCGGACGGCGCGACGGTGCTGCTCGGCTTCGCAACGGACACTTATACCTGTAGCCAAGTTGCGGGCGGCGGCCAATTGCCCTCCCGTTTCCGCATCCAGTACGACGCGGTCAATCAGGCCACCGGAAAAAATGGGATTCTTTACGCCCCACAGACGCTGATTACGCCATCCGATAAGTTGGATTTGATCGTCGAAGCGTTCGCGGCGGGCACGCTCACGGTGACCCCCGAAAAACTGTCCAGCGAAGCGGCCTCGTATTACTACGTCGAAGACGACTAAGCCCCGCCGTCATGGCCGCCATCCTGCTGGGCAGCGTCACGCTGCCCGACGATCTGCAATGGACCGACGAGCACGCATGGTCGCCCGTGATGCGGTCCTCGGACCACGGGATCACGGGCGGCCTGTTGATTCAGGAATCGATCAAGCTGGCGGGCCGGCCCATTACCTACGCGGGCGAATGGGCCTGGATCGACACCACCACCCTCGCCGCGCTCCAGGCCCTGAACGCGATTCCCAAATGGGAAGGCACGCTGGTGACCGCCGATGGCCGAGAATTCACCGTGGGGTTTCGCGGCAACGGGATAGAGGCCACGCCGGTGTTTTTTGAAGCCCCGAACGGCGCCATGGGCGATCAGTGGCGGGTCACGATTTATTTGCAGACGGTGTGAGCGATGGCTGATAAAAACATTGTCATGCAACTGATCATTACCGCCAAGGACATGGCGGGAGATGCGTTGAGATCCACGCGAGACGGCGTCGGCGCGATTGGGGATGCGGTATCCCGCGCGTTGGAACCGCTGCGCTCTTTCGGCGCGCTGATGACCGCCGCGTTGGGGATCGGCGGGGCCAAAGAGCTACAAGACCGCGCCGATGCCTTCACCCGCTTGACCAACAGCCTTAAAACCGCCACTGACAGCGAAGAGGCGTATCAGGCCGCGCTGAAGGCTGTCACTGAGATTGCCCAGCGTACCAATTCGGACATTGAAACCACCGCGCAGCTCTACGGCAAAATCAGTAAAAACGCCGATGCGCTGGGGTTGAGTCAACAGCAAGTCGCGCGACTGACCGAAAGCGTTGCTAAAGGGATGCAGCTTTCGGGGTCCGCCACCGAAGCGGCGGATGGGGCGATCCTGCAACTGACGCAGGCGTTCGCGTCGGGCGCGTTGCGCGGTGAAGAGTTCAACTCGGTGATGGAAGCCAGTCCCGAACTCATGGCGTACATCGCCAAGGGGATCGGTGTCACCGTCGGCGAACTGCGGGCACTGGCGGAACAGGGTGCGTTGACCAGCCGCACCGTTGCTACGGCCCTGCTTGATCAGGGCACCGCGATTGACCAGGCATACGGCAAGGTCACCCAGACCGTCGCGCAAGCCTTCACCAACCTGAACAACCAACTCATCCTGTACGTCGGGCAAGCCGCGCAAGCGAGCGGGATTACGGCGGGCATTTCCACGACGCTGAAAGCGCTCGCGGACAACATGGATGTGGTGGCCGCCGCGATTGGCGCGGGGCTGGTGACCGCGCTGACCAAATCCGCCGCCGCGCTGGTGACGTATACCCAGGAGTCGCTAGCCGCGCGCGCCGCCGCGCGCGAACAGGCAGTGGCCGAGGCATCGCGCCAGGCGGAGATTCTGCGCACGGCGCAGGCGCAGGTGGCCGCCACGCAAGGCGCGTACAACCGCGCGCTCGCGGAACAGCGACTGGCGCAGCAAACCGTAGCCGCCATGGAGGCGGAACTCGGCTATGGCGTCACCGAAGCGCAATTGGCCGCTGCCCGCGTGCAAGCCGCGAACGCCGCAACCGCCGCCACCACGGCCACGCAGCGCTATGCCACCGCACAGGCGGAACTCAGTGCGGTCCAGGCGGCGGCGGGCGCTAGCGCCGGGCTATTGTCCCGCGCCATGGGGCTGTTGGCCGGGCCTGGCGGGTTGATCTTGCTGGCGGTGTCCGCGTTCGCCGCGCTGTTGCCGATGCTCTCGAAGTCGAAGACAGACACCGAGGCGCTGGCGGTCAGCACGGATCGGTACAGCGCATCGCTAAAGGAACTGAGCGCCGCGCAGATTCGCGCGGAAATGCTCAAGCTCAACGCGGCGATCACCGATCAGTCCCAAGCGGTGGCCGATGCCGCGAACAAAGTGGGCGAACTCGAAACTGGGCATCGTAGCCTTTACCAGGTTTTTCGGGACAGCCGCCCGGTCGCGGACCAACTGACCGAGGCGGAAGGGAACCTAGCCAATGAGCATCAGAAGCTTACCCAGCTTAAGCAGAACTTAGCCGCTGCTGCAACAGCGCTCCTGGATACGCATCGCCAGGAAGTCGA